CCATACGTGCTGAAATGAGCCGACCGACCACGTTTTAACCTCATCAATGTCGGCCCCCGTGAAAATGCTGATGGCCGCGTGAACCTTGTCAATGTCGGGCGCATCTTCGCTCATCATGTCGGAATAGGCCATGTACTGCCGTAGCGTTACTTGTGCCCATGATGTAGGTACAATTACTGATTTAGCCATTGCCGCGAAGTTAGGCTATCGGGGTGAAGTCGGTGATGGCGACAAGGTGCCCTTTTTGATCCATTACTGATTCAAGTTTTTTTAATGCCGCTGAAAAGCAGTCTCCAGCTGTCATGTCAATGGGGAAGTCAAGAACCATACATAGCACATCAAACGGGGTCTCTCCCATGTCTCTTCTCTTCACGCGATACATGACCTTGTAGCTCTTCATCTTCGGCTTGTCGGCTGTTGTCTTCATCGGTTCTGCTTTCGGTTGGTCGGGTTGGTTTTGAGTGGCTTTCCTCTAACTTCTTTTCAAGCCATTGAACGTAATCAATGTACCAATAATGAAGCGCTATTTGGTCGCATGGCGGTTTATTGCCCGTTTCTTTTACGTACATCTGTTCCGCTGTCATTCGTTTTGGTGTATTAGTGACGGCAAAGGAAATGCGCAAACGAACGCGCGAAATGAAATTCGCATTAAACTTTGGCCCTCAACACATTCACCACATCCATTGACCAATCGCGCTCAATGTCCGCCCTGAGTGCCGCGCCACGTTGCGCGATCTCATTGGCACTCATCGCCTCGGCCTGTGCGATTGCCCGTTTCCAGTCGGTGACGTGAATGACCCCATCAGACTTGAATGGGAAGTACGGGTGCATGGCCTGAACGAATATCGGCCTACCCTTCGCGCCCGCCTCCAATATCTTTAGGTTTGACTTGCAGCGGTTGAAGGCCGTATCTGCTAACGGTGCGACCGCAATGCTGATGTGGTCATAGAATTTGCCGTAGTTCCACACATCCATGGCCGTACCCACCTGAAAGGGCAGTTTCCCGTGGTCGCTCATCATTGCCGCCATCGCGGTGAACTCCTGTCGGTTGCTATCGGTCAGCCCGCACAACAGCCTATTACCCGTCCACCCGCGCCACGCGCCTACGGTCAGGGCCATGTCGGGCAGATGGGTTGCGCCTGCTATGTATCCGATTGTGCGCACTTCGGGTAACGGGGTGACTTGCCATTGCTCATCCTGGAGGGCTATCGCGTTGGGTACAATGGACACGTTCGGGTTGAGCGGTCGGCACCTCTGTGCCAACGCCTCATGCGTCACCCATACCTCATCGGCCTGCTCGATCGATCGGGCAATGTGCGGCCCTACTTTCTTGTGTTCGCGGTAAAGAATGTGCGAGGACGGTAACACCCAATAATCGTCAACATCGCATACTACTTTGATGCCCCGCGCCCTCAATGCAGGTATCACTTGCCCCGCCTCATCGCCCGCAAGGAAACGATTGAATACCACAACATCAACAGCAACAGCGTCAACATTCGCCAAAGGTATTGCGTTGTAGCGCGTGACATCATGCCCCTGCGCCGCCAAATGTTCAAACGGTCTTATCAGTCGGTGATACTCAACGCCTCCATCTCGGTCGGCAACGTAGCCTATTTTCATGCGATTGCGTATGTGCCTGAGCGCGCTTTGACCGCCTCCATGATCGCATACCTCGCGGCATCGATGGCGTGATTGTTCGCGTCCTCAGGTTCGTTGGTTGTCTTGCCCGCTTTATCGACCTGCCACGAATATGATCGCAGTTCACGTATCAGGTCTATGCTGTCATTGGTCACGTACAGATTCAATCCTTGCATCTTCGCGATGCCTGCCCGTACGCTGTCAGGGCCTTTGACTGTTGGGCGTATCCTGAACCCATACCGCCTCAGTTCTTCGATGGACTTCGGTTCGGCACTATCGGCAATGATCTCGCTTGTCTTTAGGTGCTGCAATCGGTTCGAGATGTCGAGATTGATTAGCCCCTTTTCGTACATGACCTGCCGAAGGTAAACGTCCGTTTCGTTAATGACCGTTACCTCAACTACTGCGGTCGGGTCATTCGAGAAACCCCAGTCTAACCCGTACACCCTTCGCCTGAACGCAGCGGGTACGCTTTCGACCTGTTTCCAGTTGTTGAACACAACACCCTGCAATGATCCGACCTCGCCAAGGCCGTAAACCCGCCACCAGTTAGCCCAGTAGGCGGAATTATTCGCACGTTCACGGGCTGATTCAATGTCGGCTTTTATCGTGTCTGGTAGTGCCTCATTGTCGAGGTAGTTCAGCACGATCAATTCACTATCGCTGTCTTTTAGCACCTCGGTGTGTGCCCAAAATTCAGCGGTCGGGTTGTAGTCAATGAATATCTCTGCGCTCGTTCTGATGCTCAGTTGATGGTATGCCTCAAAGGGTATGTTGTTCGCCTCGTTGATGTATAACACGTTTCGCCTCGCACCCCTTAGCTTGCCCTCCTGATCAGCTGAAAAGAACTCAATGTAAGACCCATTAACGAACGTGTAAGTGAGTAGTGACCTATTCCATCCGCTGTCAATGTATCGGTCTGTCATTTGCATGATCTTCAGAAAGTCTTTCATCGCACCACGTCTAAGGTGCGGTATGCTTTCAGATACTACGCTGATCTCAAGTCGCGGTGTTCGTGCTGCCATATCTATCAGCACGGGCAAAATTCCGAACGTCTTACCTGCCGATGTTCCGCCCTGAATGACCCGCTTTCGCGCAGTCATCTTGCGGATCTTGCGGATAGCTGTTGTGTAGATGAAGCTCATCCATTGTCACCGAATAGCGGTTGCTCTTTTACGGTCACTTCTGACTTTTCTGTGAGGCCGTTCAGACGTTGGGTAATCGATGGATTGTAGTTGCCAAGTAAGCCGCCAACTATCTGATCCTCACGTATCCACTCTCTGATTTGCGCGCAGATACCAACGAAGTCATCGTACAGGCCGTCCTTATTGTAAAAGTATTGCTCTACATTTCCGCGTTCAGCATAGCAGTATCGCTTAAACCCTTCGAGGGTGTATGGTATCTTTGGATAGTCCTCAACACGCACACCATCGCGGCCAACGTACTGAACTTTCGGCCACCGTTTTTTCTCAACATCCTCAAGCCATTGCACGTATCCGCGCCATGCCTCAAGCATATCATCAGGGGTATTGAATATGCGAGTAGGGTGTGGCATCACTTCACTCTTTTAGCAGGTACACCAACGTAAGTGCCCGCCTCGGTTATGTCTGACAATACCACCGCGCCCATGCCTATTACCACATCGGGCGCAATGGTCACTTTCTCTTTGATTGATGCGTTCGTGCCGATGTTGACCCGATCGCCAATGGTCACGTTGCCGCTTATGTTCACTCCAGGGGCAATCGTCACGCAATTACCTATTACGCAATCATGCCCGATGGTAGCGTTCAGGTTGACGTGTACGTGTTGCCCGATCTTGACGTTGGTGGTAATGACGGCCCCAGCGCAGATGATTGACCCAGCACCGATAGTAACGGTGTCGCGGTCGAGTATCTGAGCGGACGGGTGCCTGATCGTGCAGAAGTCCATTTTCCACGGCCACCATCCGAGGCGGTCTGATAATTCTTTTCTGACCTGAGTATCACCGATGGCAATGACCGCCTCGAATTTATATGGTTCAAGCTCGGCTATTGACCGCACGTCACCGCCCGCGTACTGAGCATCGGAAAAGAACGCTATCTCCCTTTGGGTGCCGTAGTTCACAAGTTGGCCCAACGCATGAAAGTACGCCTCACGCCCGAAACCTCCCGCACCTATTATCGCAATGCCCTTCATGCCCACCTTTCGTATATGTGGCCCATATCCGTCCGACCGTTGCCGTGCAGAATCGCGGGCGTTGTTTTGGTCACGTTGTTAACCAGTAACTGCCCATCGAAACTAAAGTCATTCGGATCGGTGTGGGCGATACATTGGAACAGGTCGCAACGGGTGTCGAGCTTGATTTGCAAGCCGTCCTCTTTTGCCTTTAGGTATGCCTCCATCGCCTCGGCCTGACCGTTCGCCTCGTTCGGCAGACGGTTCAATCCGTACCGGTCGAAGAACTCGATCAGCGCATCGAGTGGGCCGCCATATCCACCATTGTTGAGGTACCTCCACGGTGACTTAAAAGCGTTCCCGTACTTGTACCGTTTCGCCATTTCAGTATGTGGGTAGCAAGCCTTTTCAGCAGACCACGTTAGTGAGGTCGGAAAGTCGAACGTGCGTTGGCAGAACGTATCGCCACCGTCTGAGTAGATTGCATGGGTGTGCCCCGATACCGCGCGTTTGTAGCAGCCGTACAATCTGCGCATGGCATCACCGTTACCTCTGAATGGGTCGGTCAGTATGGCCACCTCGTAACCGTGCCGCTCAAACGAGCTGACCATCTGTCGGGTCTGATCGTTTGGCTGATAGATTGCTGTGATAACTACCATGTTGAAGGTTCAAAGATAGAACGTAATCCGTTACGGTAAGCGTCTTTGAGTCGGTTGTATTCGGCCATGTCCTCGCCCGCGTGTTTCTCCTTCCACCCCTGATAAGGTGTTGCACCCGTGTCGATGTGGTCAATTCGGATGTGAGGCATGAAAGCGTTTGAGTAGCCAGCGACCTGTGAGCGAACAGCGGCCAGGCTGTCATCGAACCCATAAAGTCGGGGCTGATACAGGTAGCCGATCTTGTCAAGTAGTGCCCCGTTGAAC